TTTTTTTACCTTTTGTGTCAGTAGTTAATGAATTAACACCTACAGCTACGTTAAAAGTACCATCTACTAATGCGTCACCAGACTGAAAACCAACAAATACATTTTCATCCCCAGTGGTAATCGCAGTACCAGCTTCATCACCTATGAGTGTATTTTGGTTACCGCCAGAAGCAATGCTGTTACCTGCGTTTACACCTGCACGAAAGTTGGATGTACCAGAGGTGTTTGTAGACATACCGTCAGATACAATGATGCCTGTTACGTCAATGCCAGTGGCGGTGGTGGCGAGTTTTTGTGAACCGTTGTTGTATAGACGTGCCTCACCATTCTCTAAGCCCACCAACATATTATCGCCATCTGTATCAGCAATAACAAGCGTGTTTGATTTTATGGTAAGACTGCCAGTGCCAGCATCATCTATGTAACTATTAGACCCATCATGGTAAATCTGAAGGTCAGACCCAGCGCCGAAGATGGCTTTGGCATTATCTGCAAAGGTAGCGTTGCCAGCATGAGCAGTAGTTGAAGCAAAATCTACAGCACCATCTATGTCCACAACGTCTAGGTTTGTTGTACCGTCTACGTCTATGTCACCAGAGATGTCCAATGAAGCAAAGACAGAAGTGCCTGTTCCAGTGATAGTACCAGATACATCTAGGTTAGCATTAACATCTACTAATGTAGCATTAAGTTCAATCTCATCTGTAGCATTAATATCTAGTACAGTTGCACTAGGAGCATTGATAAACTGTGAAGCATCATTGAACTGAATAGCCATTGTACTGTTAAGCAGTAGTCCTGTGTCAGCTACGTGTGTCAGTGTAACATCTGTATCTGCACCAAAGCCTAGCACAGCAGCATCACTGTCTAGCGTAAGGTCATCACCAACTAACAGATCATTGTTAATATCAACTGCACCAGTTACAGCTAGAGTACCTGTAATGCTTGCGTTTTCGTCAACATCAAGAGTATCTATATGGGCTGTACCATCAAGGAACAGGTCTTTATACTCTAAGGAAGATGTACCCAGATCAACCGTATTATCAGTCTTAGGACGAAGTACAGAAGCTGTAGCTACAACATCTTGGCTAGGGCCAATCGTTTCAATAGGAGCACCCTCACCAGCAGTACCATCGTGTGTATGGCCTGATGAATTGTTAAATGCAGATTGTACTGCGTCAAACTCACCATCTAAGTCAGACGCATTGATAATGTTTCCGTCAGCAATATTGTTTGCTGTATCGTTACGTGTGTAACCTGTTCCCATAACTTACTCTCTCTTCCTTATTGCCTGTCGTGCGCTGCAAACTCTAGTGTAGCTGCGTCTAGTGAGAACGGTGGATCTGTTCCCTCAAAGATATATTGTATTGATACAACAAAACCTGAACCTACTACTTGATTATTAAATACAGATACTAGTTTACCACCATAACTACCTGCACCAAAAGATGATACACCGTAAAATGCAACAGTAGCTGTTGTATTAGCTATAGGTACAGATGTAGGCTGTATCTTATTAGGTTCATCAAAATCAAACTTTAATGTTGCGTTACCATCTACTGAACCCTCAGGGTCAATGTAAGTAGACAGTTTATACATTGTTTTTCTTATACGTGGATCACCCATAGCAAAGAAAGGTGTACTAAATGAAGCTAGTATATTTGAACCATCAAAGCTATTACCGCTCTCCATGCGATACACGTAACCGTCACTATTAGCAAATATAATTACTTCATCTGCATCATCAGTAGAGAATACGCTATCCGCTATATAAGAACGTATACCCCTAGTTTCAGCCCAAGCCATACCTTGAGAGGTCTGATCAGCAAACTGTGTACCAAGTATACCTTGTGATGAATCCTCACTAATAGCTACAGCATAACCAAATAGTCTGTACTGGTTTTTCTTTCTAATTACACATGAGCTAAACTTAGTATTAGAACTAAACAGTTGATTTGTTTCACCTTGAATAGGTCTTGACGCAACAGCTAAACCAAAGTCACCAATACGATCAGTTGCACTTAATAGTCTAATACCGTCAGGCCCAACAAATGCAATGTCACCACCTACCTCTTGAATAGTATCTTCTTTAATACAACCAATGTCTAGTGATATAGGTTGCAACTGAAAGTCAGCTATTGTATTACCTACAAGCCTATGTATTTTACCACGGCTAAATATAACTAACTGTTCACGAAAAACTATTAAACCTGTTATGTCATCTGTGACATTTATAACACCCGCACCATTAGCTGCAGTGAAGTCATTATCTGTAAATGGTGCAGTAAAACTTAGTGTACTACCTTTACCAAAGAATAATTGGCTTTTAAAGGATACTACATGATCAGCACCATCTACATCACTTGGTGCAGCAGTAAGTTCTGTAAAAGTTGTACCGTCATACTTGTAAGGTTTATTAGTACCGTCCACTACCATAACCTCAGGTGTACCGCTAAAGTTATATCTAGTAAATCTGTTTACACCGCCCAGCGCCCTCTCTGTAGCTAAGAACGTAATAGCTGCATTATCAGCAGGGCTAGAAGCTAGGGCAGGGTTAATCGCTAGAGTAGAACCACCAGAGCTTACTGTAGCATCTGACGTAACCGTGTAAACTTTCTCAATACCTGCTACAGTAAATGTATCACCTGCCTGTGGTGTACCTGTAAGTCCATCTACTGCTAGACTTGTACCAGTTTGACTTGCACCGTTTACTAGTACAGTTCCATATGAAGGTACGTTTATTTGTGTCCAACCTGATCCGCTAGACTTAAATATATCACCGTTACGATAAGCTACGGCATTCTGATTAAAGTAGTACAAACCCTCTATTAAATCAGATGTATTAGTAAAAGTAATTGCAGCCTTGTCAGCAGGTGAACTAGCTAATGATGTAGTAAGTGTAATAGCTGCTGAGTTATTAGCTGCACTAAATGTTACACCTGATGTAGCAATAGTGTAGGTTCCTGTTACACCAGCTATCGTTAGTGTGTCACCATCCTGTGGCGTAGTATTAATATTAGCTATGTTTAGCGTAGTACCAGACTGACCACTACCTTGTACTTTAGGCATACCATATGGTGGTACAGTAGTAGAGTCAAATTTATTAAACCCCTCTATACGTCTATAGCCACCCTCAATAGATGGCTCAAAGTTACGCAAAGTTCGAGCAGAGCCAGGAGAGTTAATACCTTGCTGTAAAGGGCTTATGTTTGTTATTAAGCCACCCTTGAACTCAACAGGGTATGTCTGCCACTGTGTAGGCATACTTAGCTAACTCTCGATGCATTTGATTTACGGGCAATGTGGTAGATACGTGTATCCCTCAAGTAGTCATAACGATTAATATAAAGTGTACGCATGTTCTTTATACCAGCTTCAAACTTCTGTTGTTGTATATTTGCATCTTGAGTATTACCTCTAAATAAATATGCGTAATACATAGATCCATCTACAATAACATAACGGAACTGTTCAGGTACACTAGGTACATCAGTTGCATTAATTAAATCTACAGGCAATCTATAATACTCATACACTAATTCGTAAGCTTTATCTGGGGGTGGTACTACACCATACTCCATATTAGGTGTACGGAATACACTCTTAGGCAAACCTCTTATAGTATCACTAGTATTATACTCATTATCAATGAACTTGTCAAGGTATTCTTCGTAAGAAAGTATTTTTAATTTCTCTGTTTGATTATTAAATGTAGAGTTACGCTTAATGCGAAAGGTATCCATGTCAGGTGTTTTCATATCACTAGGTAAAGCGTACCGTGTTTCACCTGCAGTAAGTGTATCTTCTTGTTCTACGTGGTTAAAGGGCCACTCAAACTCATGCTGATTAACAAAACGTATAGCTGCATTCACACTGTCTTTAGCTGCACTGTAAAAACCTACAGCGTTACCAAAGTTAGAACTTGTAAGCTCAACTTCGTTTAAACGCTTGTTGACATCATTTACTAAACCTAAAAAGTCATATGCCATATTAGCGTTCCCTTACACGAAGCTTAATACTTCTTTCAGCTATACTACCTGTACTATCAGTCATAGTACAAAAGAAAGTATACTCTTCATTATTTGTACCACCAGCTACATTAATTGTAGCAACTGTGGTTGTAGAAGACTGAGCAGTGTTTTGAATAGTATCAGTGCTTGCACCACTTGATGCAGTATTTAAATCTTGTCCTGCAGCTAAGGTAGTTTTTGTAGTATATGATGTAGTTTTAACTGACCAAACAACACTTGCTATAGTTGCACTACCTAAGAAACGTGACCAGTCTACACTGTAATCTAACGTTTCATCTGGGTCTTTATTAGGCCATCTAAAACTCATATCTAGTCCTCAGTTGCATGTACAGTACGTTCCGCTGCAGTAGTTTGTCTTTCTATAAAGATTAATCTAGACTGCTGAGAAATACGTACTGTTCTATCTTTTGTTGTAGTACCACGTTCAATAAATATAATTCTATTCTCTTGAGGTACTCTAGCTGTTCTTTCCGCTGATGTAGTCATTTATGCAGCCCTCGCTATATAAATAGTCCTACGTCTGCTGTACTGTTCTTTAAAGGCATCAAAGTTAAATACAACACCTGTGGCTGTTATTGAACCTGCTTGACCTGAAGCATTTACACCAGTAGGGAATACTTCTGATCCGTACTCTATTTGACCTAGTGCAGTAGTTCCTACAACGCCTGTAGGAGTTACAGTATTAGATAAGGTTACTGTACCTACTTGACCTGTAGCTGATACAGAAGCCATAGCCTCAGATGTATTCTCTACTACAGTGCCTACTGCACCTGTTGCACTTACGCCAGTTAAACCTGCAGCAGTATGAGTTTGTACAGTGTTTACTTGACCTGTGGCACTTACACTTTCAAGTACCTCAGTAGGTTTTTCTTCTACTGTGTTGACTTGTCCTGTACCTGCAACACCAGTAAGTGTAACTGTGTTGCTGTGCTCTAAGGCTCCTATTGCCCCTGTACCTGCAATACCTGCAAGACCAGCAGCAGTATTAACTTGTATCGTACCTAGAGCAGTAGTACCAAGAGTATTGTCAGTAACCCGCTCTGTTATATCTATCTCAAATCCATTAACACTTACAGGTTGTAATGCTGATGTGCCAGCTACACCTGTAAGACTTGCTGAGATAGTTGTTACACCATACTCTGCTACACCGTATCTACCAGTGCCGTAACGTGCAGAGGTGGCGATAAAAGCCATAGTCTACCCTTTAAGCAATACGAATGATTGCTGTGCTTGCTCCTGCAGCAGGAAACTCAATAGTTAAATCACCTGCAGTGGCACTTACTGTACCACCAAAGTCAACTACTGCAATAGCTTTATTAGATTGTGATGCGTTATAAATAATACAACCATCTGCTGATGTAGTCACATTTGCAAAAGTCTCATCTGCAAAGTCCACAATAGCTGTTGTACCACTTACTGAGATAGATGCACTATCAAGTACATTACCACCTGCACTATAGTTTGTACCAGATGACTCATCAGAGTTACCTGTTACATCACTGTAATTAGTTGTAGCTGCACCATATGTGCCGCTAGGTGAAGCCTTAATCAAAGCAAGTTTAATACTATTAGTATCCAAATCATGGATACCACCAAGTAGCTCTGACTTGAAACTTGTACACATTGCTGTTGTAATACCCATAATAAATCCTTTTGATAGGTAGCCTAAAGGGGCCACTCGAAAGTAGCCCCTAAAGTTATTTTAGATTTGATCACGCTGGGCAATAGCAGCCTCTGTGTGAGCAGCAGAAATATCTGCAATTACTGCATACACACGTAAGCGTCCAGTTGCAGCAGCGGCACCAGCGATTGTTACATCAATGGTATCAGCAGCACCAACAAGAGCCAATGCAGCAGCAGCATAAGTAGAAGCTGCACCTGTATTAACAACGTTAGCTTCACCGTTAGTACCTTTTGCAAGATACGTACCTGCAGCAGCATCTAAAGCTGCACCATCGATGATGTCATCACCGCCAGCAAAGTCAATATTACAAGTACATGATGCAGTGAAAGATTTCATAATCTCTGCACCACCTGCAAGCATTACAGACTCTGCTGGAATCTCCAACAGTTGGAAAATGTCACCGTCTGCAATAGTAGCACCTGCAGCAATCATGGCATCAATATCCAAGATAGCTTCAATGGTACGTACTGCGTTACCTACTACAGTGGGAACAGCAAGAACGTCTGCACCAACACCAGCAGTATCAACGGAAGTCATGTCAAAAGTAGCCATAAGTTATCCCTCCCCTTACGCTGCGTTATATTTGGCAGTAACGATTGCTTCTGGGCGAAGAATCTTTCTACCGTATAGGTGCATACCACGAACAATGTCAGCAAAGCTGTCAGGGTCACGATATGTTTCCGTCTTGTTGATTTGCTCAGCAGTTGCTACAGCAGAATCATGTCCACCAACAATAACACCATAGTTAGTGTTCTGGTTTGCAGAACCTGTGGTTCCTGGACCAGTACCTACCGCTGGCAGGTTTGATGAAGTGTACATACGGAAACCGTGGAAGTTATTAACGACAAGGCCGTTACGCAGTCCACCTGATTCACCGTAGTCTGCATTTAAGAAGCGTGAATCTTCGTCACGAAGAAGCTCCATAAATACCGGGTCAACTACCAGCCAGCGTCCTTGAGTATCAACTTGCTGTTGATCCAAGAGGCGAGCCATACGAGCAACAACCATTGCTGGTGAAGCTGTAGCAGTTGGTAGTGCAGTAGCACCAGGCAAACGTGCTGCCAGTGGGATCGAATGATCACCAGCAGAACCAGTTGTGATGTTGCCCATAGAACCCTTGATGATCTTCATTGATGTCAACAATTCATCACTACCAGCAGTGCTAACAGACTTGCTGCCATTTACGACATCATTAGCTGTATCTGCTTGAGAATGCAAAGAAGACTGTTTGAAGCCAGACAAATAACCTAGAACGTCTTGGTCATACTGGTCAGCCAAACGATAAGCTGCACGATCCGTTGCAAGACTCATAAAATTGATGTGACTATGAGCCTCTTCAATATCATCCATCTTAAACGCAAAGTAGTTAGCTTTGTCTACAGTCAACTGAAAATCATCATCTTCAAGATCTTGTGCTGTAACCTGAGTACCACGAGCGTATTGGCTAACGGAAATTTCAGGTTCTTTAATAATTCTGACTGTATCGCCTTGAGCAGCAATCTCGCCAAAATAATCTGAGTTAGTAATTTCTCCTACTACAGTAGACTTGCGAAAGGCAAGCTGTACCTGCTTGGAGTAGATTACGGGGCTAAAGTTACCATTAGGTAAATTCCCATAACCTGTTGCGGATGTAAAAGCCATAATAAATCCTCCTTAGATGTTTGTTGGCTTATGATATTTAAGCCCAAACTTAACGTAAGAGGCTAATCTTTCTAGGGTGCAATCTATTCTATCAAGGGCCATTGTTAGAATAGTTGGGCCTATACTTAATTAGGTAGGTCTTATCTTAATTGTTTGGCTTAGTTGGTTAGAGTATAAAGGTAGCTAATGATATTAGGGCTTTATACTCTTTTCTTAACATACACAGTTATACATATTAATTCTGTGATGTCAATACTTTTTTAACGTGCACCCCCAGAAATATCATAAATAAACTTGCCACTACGGATAGCTTCCATGATTGAGTCTGAGTTAGCCTCATACTGTTGTGCTGTCATCTTTTGTACAGCAGACTCACGGATACTTCCTGACAGGTCATTATTCTCTGGTTTGGTAGTACGTCTTGTTTTAACTTCTGATGCAGCCTGTTTAGTAGAACGCTGTTTACCTTTTACGTCCATATTGTTATCAATCTTGTACAGATCAATTACCCTGATTACAGACTTAGGGTCATCTTGGTTTTCATATAGGGCATCCTGTACCCACTTAGGTTGTTCTTCTGCCCAATTATGAAACTCATCACTTGATCGTAAGTCATCAAAGTCTGAGTGCATAGAGCGTATCTCATCTTCTGATTTACTGCGCTGGGCTTGTGCTGTAAGCTTGTCTATCTCTTGTAGTCTAGCATCAGCATTCTTAAACTTCTCTTCTGCTTTTTGATTAGCAATGGTTTCTACAATAGAAGCAATCTCTGGATATTTATTAGACCACGCCTCAATGCTCTCATTACTAGCAGGTGGACGAACTGGACCACTAGTCTTTGCTTTATCTAGCTGTGCCTTTAGTTCTTTTAACTCTTCAGACTGCTTGTTTAGGTGGCTGCGTAGATCACTATATCGTTTCTTAAACGATCTCTCTTCTGCAGATAACGCTTCTTCTTTAGCTTCTGTATTGGACGCTTTCTCTTTGGAACTCTCTTGTTCTTCTGGTTCTCCCCCTTCAATAAGGGCTTTGAGTTCAGCTTCATCCTTTTCTATACGTTTCTGGTTTGCATTGCGCTTTGGTTTAGCTTGTACAAATCCTGCATTCTTTGGTGTTTCCACTTCTGTTAGTTCTGCCATGTTGTATTTCCTTTTATGTTGGGGCCAGCATTATTGCCGGGTAGCCTTATAGTTATTTAATTAAGGGGTTATTCATCCCAGCCTGTCATTGCAGCTTTTACACCAGCAAACTCTCGTTCTTCATCTATATCTTTAGGTTGTATAGCACCTGAAACTATGTCACGTATTCTTTGTTCGTTTCTTTCTCTATCTATTCTATCACTTGAAGCACTTTCTCTTGCCTGATCTCTTTCATATTTTTCAGTAGTAGTAAGTGTAGGTTTTGGACTAGGGCTATAATCACTGCTTATACCTGCTAAAGTCTGTCCTACTGCCCTGCTTGGTGGAGCAAATGGATCTTCCATATAGTTAGATGTCTCTGTTCCATACTGTTCAAGGTTTCTTTGCTTTACAGCCTCTGCTGTAGGCATACCAGTTACAGGGTCTAAGTCACCCTGTGTACCAGATAATATATCAAATATATTTCTATCATCATCATCTTTATAGTCTCCGCTAAACGGATTGGCTACACTAACTGCGTAATCTTCTTTTTGTAAAGCAGATCCCGTAATGTATCTAGTTGCATCTGCTGCTGCTATAATATTTTTATCAGATGATGTTTGCATTAAATCTAAAGCTCTTATATGAGCAGCTTCCGCTTGTTTTTCTTTTGCTTTTTTAGCAAGATTTGGTAAAGCTAAACCCCCTATTGGTCCTGCAATAACGGAACCTATTAAAGATAATATACCTGTTTCTACTTTAGTTAAGCTTAAAGGATCTTGACCTTTTTTTATACTACTTGCAAGACTATCATTATAATCTTTAAAGTCTGCATTATTCCAATCTTTTACAGGAGTATTACGAAAACTTTTTTCTGCTACTGGACCTTTATCATCATCATCATCATCACGCTCACGCTGAACCTGCTGTTGCTCTTCTACTACATTCTGTGACACTTCACGAAATCCAGCAGGTATACGGCTCATAGGTCTACCATTAAAGTAGTATATTATAATACGCTGACCTGTCTCAGGGCTAGTGAAAGTCCTAGACTCAAAGCCCATAAAGGGTGAACCTGTACCACCATAACGTCCATATCCACCACCTACAGGTTTAGGTACAGTTATACCTGCACCAGGTACACCACCACCCTCATTCATGTTTATAGGTGTATCTGTGTCTTGTGTATTTTCATCGTCTGCTGTTTCTAGTTCATCATCTCTGAAGTAAGACTCTTCACCATCTCTAATACGTTTCCAACCTTCTTCTGCAGACTTTTGTAGCTCTTCAAAAAACTCTGTACCAAAGTAGCGTCTAGTTGCAGCATTAATCATAAACTCATTAGGACTAGCATTGATAGGTACATCATCACGTACCTCTTCTGGTTTGGCTCCAAGAGGTGCAGTGTTGCCACTTACAGGATCTTTAGTCTCACTCATAATGAGATCCATTTCTGTTTGTATGGGTTCGTTATCCATTACTGCTCCACCTTCATTGTATCCTTTGTGATCCATATCAAGTTTAGCGTTCTTAGCTAAAACTAATGGACCTATCTGTATTACTTCATCAGCTTCACGTACAGGTGCATGTTTACTTTCACCTGACCTTGCATAAAAACCACCCTGCCTACGTGGGTCAAAGCCTACCTGCGTCCACTCAGGATCGTTTAAATACTTAGCTGCTTTATCACGTATCTCTTCTACATCAAGGTCTTTTACAATACCATCTACTGTAGCATATCCTGTCTTTTCATGTGTAGCTTTTGTATAAGCAGGATCTGCTTTACCCATACCTATTTTCTCACCTTTACCTTGAGATGCTCTAAATATAACAGGTTTACCGTCTGATCCTTCATAATGAATTGCTTTTGCATAAGTAGTAC